TTAGCTTATCTTCTGTCCAAGCACCATTTACGTATTGGTAGTAATTACTGATTTGATTAGCAATTACCTTGAACCACCAGTCTCCATCAATAACCGTGGTAGTTAAGGATGGGTCTGTAGACTGTGCATAGATTCTATTTCTACCATTAAGAGCAGCAGCTAATCCTGATCCATCTAGTACAGATTTAGAAACCACAGCAACAGTATCACTACCAACACTAGTGTTGTAAGATACATCTTGTGCAAAGACCTGTACGTTAACAGCTTTCTTGACACTAATACCCGAAGCGAAGAATGTATCTCCAACAGCCCATGTTACAGATGCATAGTTAATTAATCGAAAGCCTACATAAGTAGCGCCAGCTGGTGCAGTAAATGCACCTTCGATAGTGAAATATTGACTACTATTTACTGTCTTATTAATATTGTAAGTAGTAAGCCAAGCAGTCCCATTGTTGACTCTAATATTTAAACCAGCAGGAATAGTAGGGTTGCTAGGGCTATCAATCTTGCCTACCACAGAAACAAAGTATGTTTCTCCTGCTACCACAGGAATGTTTTTGGTAGTATCTACAGCTGCATAAATATTCTGGGCTAGGTCAATACCAGCACCGACTCCAGTACCGGCAGTAGGACAAGTTACCTTAACTCCTGTGGTAATCCCAGACGGAGCTCCTGTAATTCCTGTAACTAATTGCTTAGTCCAACTCCAACGTGAGGAGATTAATGCGTTAGGTAAATTACTAGCTGCATTAGGATTAGGATATAACTCAGGAGTTGGTTCAGAATAAAACTGATATGATCCTGGACCAGCCGCAACCACTACTTGGGTTGATGGTTGTTTATCATATCCTGCATTAATCACATACTGCAAGAAATCGTTAGGCATTGGATTACCTGAAGAATCCTTGCCATCTAGTGTAACAGAAATGATCCCGTTGCTAGACGTCACTGTGGGAGTGGATGGCTTGTTAGGTGCCACTGTGTCCTTGCTGACAGCAGCTGTGTAGTTGACTACGGGGCCGATCACACCACTAGCCAGGACGGCATAGACATAACCTACAACGTTAATTCCGAGTGGATGAGCTTCTGTTACCACAGAAGTGGAACCCTTAGTAGATGCAAAAGTAGAGAAATTCGTCCTGAACATATAGTCTACCACAGGATCGAAATTCATATCATCTAAGATATCAGGATCGGTTTGGTCAATAGGGTTATTGTCTTCGTCATAAATGACAGGGCGAGTCCATGACCAAGTTACTCTGCCGTATGGCGTTTTATTGATTCCAGAAGCATAATAAGAAACAACACCACTGAGGTCGGTAATCTCAGGAATAGTGATATTATCATTGTCTGGGTCGCCAAAATCTACGTCCTCGGCATCTAAGTCCTCGGACGTATCTTGAAGATCAGCGATAATATCAACTAAAGTAGGTTGTCTCATTCTACTACTCCGTTGTCCTCAATCTCTCGTGTGTCGTTAATATATAGAACAAAGGTTTCGTCCCCATGCTTTCCCACAGAAAGTTGGAAACCAGAGCACCGCATTGTTCCGTCGAACTGCACCCAACCATCATCAATCTTGGTATAAACTAGATTGCCATAACTTAAGTTATCCTCAAACGGATTAACAAGCTCTGTCTTAAGAGCTAGTTGTGGAATTAACCTAGGCGCCTTTCTGAGACTAAGAGTAGACCTAGCGAAAGAATCTACTTTAGACTTAGATTTCAATGAACTATTTGAAGGCCAATATTGTCTTCTTCCATACTTCTGCATAGATGCAGTATCTACGAAAGTAGAAGACACAAACTTTTTGGCACCCTTTACAAATACATCATTAGCAATGTATGTACCCATGTCTTGAACAGAGTAGTTCTTGACGTTGCCACCATATTCTAAGATCACATTAGATGGGGATTGAAGTCTAGGATAGTACATCATTAACTGACGATTCGCATTGATCGTCCAATCAAACCCTGTGGTACCATCAGATAGCTTTTGAATAGCTTTGAGAATCTTAGTCTGAGATTTTCTCGTGAAACTAAAGCTAGCCGTTGGTGTGGTAGCAGATCTGCCTAATGTAATTCCAAAACTACCATATGTCAGAGCCTGGGTATCTTGAATTAGTTTCCAAGCAGCATCAGAGAATCGTTTCTTAGTGAACTTTGTATCTTTGGCAACATATCTAGTATTTAGATAGCTAGAAATGTCTTGAGCCATAATGTTTAGTGTGCGATCGCCACTGCCAACATTAATAGTCCAGATCGGGCCAGTAAAAATTGGTTCACCATTACGACTAAATACGCACTCTGTGAGCCCAGACTTCAATAAAGAAACTGGACTCACATAAGTGACTAAATCATCCATTGCTGTTTTGAATCTAATCTCATTGGGCTGATTCATTCTAAACTCGCCCTGAAAATCAAAGAACGGAATAGTACCAATATTAGTACCATCACGTAATTGCAAATCCATTCTAAAATCTGCCATTACAGCCATCCGTTCTTTGAGCTTACCACAGCAGTCATAGATGCATTGTTGATCTGCGCTACTCCAAAATCATCCATATATAATGTCTGACCTTTTTTGTATGTCTTAGCAACCTGTCCTTCGTCTAGTAAAACGAAATCTAATGCACCACTAGTTGCAGCAATGTTGACAGTGAATTGAATCTTCTTCCATCCAGAAGCACTAACATCACGAAGGGTTACCACACCTAACTGAGTGCCAGCATTTCTGAATGCAACAGTAACTTTGGGCATTGAACCTTTAACCCATACCCAAACTGTATAGTTACCAGCCGGCTGAGAAGTCAATCCTGTGGGAATATTGCAATAGCCACCACTGCCTGTTTTGCTATTACGCACAACTCTAAGTGACTTTGAGCCGCTATGCTTCTCTCCTGTGAATTGCTGAGTGCCAGTCCATCTAGAACCCATAGCATAACCAGCGCCAAAGTTAGCTTCACAGTTACCGTTAACCATGATGTTATTGCCAACTGAGATAACTTTGAATGTCTCGTTAACTCCTGGCCTTAAGGGCCACCAGTCAATTGAAGACAGAAGGTTAGCCGCTCTAACATCATTAAGTGTACAAGTTCTCTTCTTGAAGTCAAGAACAACTTCATCATCTGCATCAGCTGCATAAACTAATCCAACAGACTCACCTGTGGAATTCTTTACAGCAGCCATTTCAGTGAATGGGCCATTGACTGTAAAGACAGGGTATGTTTCTACATTACCGCTATTCAAGATAGAATAGTTAGTGCCAGCAGCCATAGAAATATCCGCTTTATCCACATACTTTACTGGGTCACCAGCACGCAGTTGGATTTGTACATTACATGCCCCCACCGAACGAAGCCTATCAACATCATAGTTCAAACCAATGGGGCGACACATAATGTATTGCTGAACAACTCCTGGATTTTTGATGTATAGATAATCATCATCATTCCTAGGCATGAAGTTGTTATGCAAAGTAATGAGAGTAGCATCAATATTTGATGGATTAGCGTACAGGATACCATCAAAAATGATGGTTCTTTGCTTCACAAATCTAGCGTATGAGAAACCGCCATGCTGTCCATCATAATCAATATCCTTAACATCAATGTCAGGAATATCTAAGCCAGAGATTTTATGTACATCAATAAAGGGCAGCGCACTTCCTCCATTAAGGAGGAAGCCGCTGTCCCCAAATTGGTACTCATAATCATTGAGTACTGGCGCAACCATTAGAGATTCAACCTCGCAGCTAACTCATAACCCAGATCAGCGCTATTCTTTACTGGGTCAATTTCCTGTGTGTTTACTGTAATATCAATCTGATTGTTAGTACCGGGCTGTGACATTCCGCTATTCAACAGATAGCTATTACTACCGTTGTACATAGGACCAGCATAGGCTAATTCAGTATTCATACTACGGATGATTCTTTGGGTCTGAACCCATCCAGCAAGTAACGCTAAATTGAATCCCATCATAATAGCTTTACCAGCAGGTTGCAGCAACTTAAGGTCATAACTTAATGGTCCCTTGTGCTGTTGAATCCAGTCAGCAATTCCTGTAATCCAACTCTTAGCAGATTCCCACATACTCTTCATGCCATTCCACAGGCCGTTGATAATGCTTGAGCCTGCGCCACTCAGAATACTTCCGACGTTACCAATAGCAGAAGTTACCTTGCCAGGAATTCCCTTTACGAATCCAATAACAATACCGATTCCAGTTACCACAGCTGACTTCATGCGATTGAACCAGTCTTTGGCAGCATTACCTAGAGAACTAGCAATTCCGCTAATAGCCCCCCAAATTTTGCCCCACAGTCCTGCGAACCAGCTTACCACACCACTGACTAAACTAACAACGAAACCAATAGCCTTGCCAGGTAGTGACTGGAACCATCTAATAATCGCATTAATCATATCTGGGACAATAGAATGACCAACCAAAACGTCCCAAAGGTATGTGAAGAAACCAATGATTCCCCAGATGAAGCCGCGGATAACACCAAGGACAACACCAATTGCAGATTGGAAAACTCCAACAATTATTTGCCAGATGCCGCCTAGAATCTGTAGTAATGCTTGACCCATTCCAGCAAAATCACCAGTGAACAAAGCACTAATGAAGTTGATGACACCAGAAATGATCTGCATCAATCCACTAAGCATGCGACCAAGGCCGCCTAGGACTCCTCCTACCACAGAGGATATCATTTCCCAAGCTGGGATAAAGAACGAAAGAATCATTCCAACGATCCAGTTTAGGATGGGGCCAACTGCACCAGAGAACTTCTGGAATGCACCAACCAGTGCATCAATGCCTGGCTGAATATTTTCCATGAAAGAATTCCAGCCATCAATTAAGAACTGCAATCCAATCTGGAATTTATCTAGGAACGGTTGAATGACTCTTTGCATTTCTGCCCAGACACCATTCCACCAAACTACTACAGCGTCCCAGTTTGCGTACAGCAGATACCCGACCGCTGCTAGAGCCCCCACAGCCACCAGGACTGCTCCCACTGGCGCCAGGACGCCCGCCAGACCTACGCCTAGGGCAGCGAAGGTTGCAGATATCAGCATGACAGCACCGATGATACCAATAATCACACCACTGAGAACTAAGAAAGCAGCACCCACCATTGTAATAATGGTAAGGTTTCTCTTAACTTCTGGGCTCAGTTTATTAAATGCCTCAAGTAACGGCGTGATAGCTTGAGACAAGAACACCTTGACATTACTGACTGCTTCGCCAATGCCTACTTTGAAGACTTCCCATTCATTAGCCATGTGCTGCAACTTGGCTTCTGGTGTATCTTTCATAATATTATAGGCTTCGTCAGCTGCTCCGCCTGCATCCTTGGCATAAATTAACATCTGTTTGTACAGACCATTAGTTTCACCAAGAGCAAGATTCAGGAATCTTCTAGCCTGAATGTTATTACCGGCGCCACCAAGTAATCCCTTAAGCTCATTCGCCCTCTGTTCAGGATTTAGGTCCTTAAACTTCTGACGAATCTCTTCGATTACTGCACTCATAGGTTTCATCTTGCCACTAGCGTCATAAACTGACATACCAGCAGCCTTCATATTTACCTGGAATTGCGGGTTAGCTAGAAGATCCATAGCTCGTGCGGCAGCTGTTCCAGACATTGCTGTGGAAACACCAGCACGAGTCATAAGCATCATCATTGCTGATACTTCTTCAATATTCTGACTAGCGTTCTTAGCGGAAGGGATAGCTTTACCCATTGCAGCAGTGAATTGCTGGAATGTACCTCGACCTTTTCTAACCAGCTGGAACATCTGGTCATTAATATGACCAACATCTTCGGCTGCAAATCCCCAAGCGTTCATAATACCAATGATGGAGTTTCCAGCTGTCTCCATATCTGTGGCACCACCAATAGCAGCCTTGGCGATACCATCAAGAACTATCTTAGCCTGTGTACCATTAACATCAATAGATGAGAAGATATCGTAAATTGCAGGCTGGATTTCTTTGAAGTTAACAGCGAATTGAGACGCTGTATCAAGACCCATTTGCAAAATACGATCCATGCTAGTGTCAACTTTATCTTCAACCTGAGTCAAAGATGTAGCAGCAGCTTGGTAATACTCATTATAAGCATCGCCCATTTCATCGAGCTTGCGAATAACTCCCACACCAACGGCAGTCATAGTTGCACCAACAGATGTTAATGCAGTACCAAGAGCTAGAGATTGATTAAGTTGTTGTCTCTGAGCAGTATTCAGAGTCATAGCAAATTTGCTAAGAGTTCTAGTTGCCTCATCACGAGCACGGATGATTAACAGTAATTCACTTGTTGAGAGTCCCATTAGTGCTTCATCCTTTTTGCTTTCTCATGCTCGCTTTTCTCTCTCAGACTATACGCATTCTCAACTAAGTTAAGTAGCCAAATCAGATAAGAGTCCTGATCGAACAACGCACCGGGCTGCGGTAGTTGCCCAAAACTTTTGCAAAGATTATACATATTGATGGCTTGGACCACATCTGCATCTTCTTCAGTTTCAGCAACTATCGCACGCCCGATGCGGTGTGCTAGTTTCCCGAGTCTTCCTCGAAATTGTTAATCTCGCTAATCAGCGTATTAATTTCCTCGCCAACCCGAGGATCAAGATTATCAATTACCACAGGATTGCTAAGGTCTAACTTGTTGTCATTTTCATCTGTCAGATTATGATCGACAATACAATTCTTGAACTCAAACTGAGTTGCAATCTTGTTTGCCATTTCCATTTCACCTTTAACGTCACTCTGACGCTGGCGAGACATGCCAAACTGAATGCGAATCATTCCCTGACGTTCGAGCTTCTGACCATAAGTCATTCGTCTAATAACAACAAAGCCGCCGGGCAACGACTTAAGATCTTTGTGCTCTGTATTAGCAATAGCCAAAGCGTTTGGCATGTGCTTCCTCCTATTATGTAATATTCTCAGATGTAACCACAGTAATAGTGTAGTTATTGCCAGCAGCATTAACTGCGTGAGCGTATTCGATACTGGCTCGCAATAAATCACCTTGACCACCTAAGTTATATTCATACGAATTGATGAAAGTAACGGGCGTCAGAACTGTAATAGAATCGTTAGCTCCATTAGAAGCTTTCATGGAAAGACTCTTTGAAGTAACATTCTTGAACTGATCGAATTCTGCACGAGTCTCGAAATCTCGATCAACCTTTGTAGTGCACTTGTTCTCACCAAACGCAATAAACTGTGCACCAAGGCTATTCTTGATTCTGTTCTGAGCTTCTCCAGAATCATCAATCTCAAATTCCCACTTGTCTGTATCAAAGACCTGAGTACCTGTAGGAATCTCCCAAGTATAAGTACCAGAACCGAAAACAGTTGATGTAGGCCAAACAGGGGTTGGGTTAGTCTGAGTGTTCTCAGCCATCCCAAGAATGGAAACAGTGCACTTGAATGCACCATTATCAATGCTGAAAGTAATCTTGCTTACCACACAACCATTGTAACCAGATGTTTCATTACCACGCTTAATGGTAATGCTCATTGTCTTGGCTGGGACTGCCACAGCTGTGGGATTAGCTGTATAAGTATAGGTTGGAGTTGTGCCAGTTTTAGCAACTGCCATTCGAGCAGCCATTAAGAAGTACGGCAGAATATCAGAAGTACAATCGAAAGTAATATCTCCCTCGACATGACCATCACCACGAATCATGCCTAACAAAGCTGGGGAATTACGAATCGGCCTACGTTCTGTATTCTCCTGTGTCCACTTCATAGACTCGCTATCAAATGGAATAAACTTCGTAGGTGCTAAATAAGTTCCGGGAGAAGCCTCAAGGGCAATACCTAAAATACCAGATGCGCCAACACTAGGCATTGCTAGTTCCGCCCTTCACGATCTCAACAAACGGAGCATTCTTGATAAGCTCTTCTGCTGTAACTTCTTTTGTCTTAACAACCACACCAGAGGCTCTACTTGTATGTCTATAAACGGTATGAGCAGCTTCAAACTGAGCGATTTCTTCGTCAGAGAATTCTCTTGGCTCACCGTTCACAAGCGAGCCTAAACCATCAATAGCAACTTCGGCACCTTCTGGCAGGTTAGGGTTATTGACTACCACAGTCAATGCCATTTCTAGCCTCCTAGTTGTGGAAGAATAGCTGTAATTGTAGATGTAATTGTAAGTCTAGTAGACCTAATGATTGAATTAGACCTCTGTGTGTATCCTGGCCTAACATTTGACACATGAGACTGAATGACTAGACCGCCTAGTTTAGGATCAGCATTAATCAAATCTTCAATGTGCTCAGATACAACGTCACATAATCTGCGATTAGATTGTACAGAACCCTGAGTACGAGCATACACCATAATGAAATGTGTTAAATCGTATTCAACTTTTCTAGAACCGTAAACTGTGGAAGCCGTCTTTTCCCCAGGGTCGACACATACTACCACAGAAGAAGAAATTTGTTCCTGATCGCCATAGAAGATTTGCGTAATTGGAAAGTCGGGTGAAGCTGCCACAGTCTTGTTAGCTTCAATAAGAGCGATCAAATGGTCGCATACAGCAACTAACGCCCCCATCTAGCATTCACCCGCTCTTCCATCCAGTTAGTGAAAACATTCTCGATTTCCACTTCGTCTTCTTTCTGCATCATGATAAATGGCCTAGCAGGGAAAGATCTGTTCTTTCCTGTCTTAGCTCCTGATTGATGCAGGGCTTTAAATCCAACTCTACTAGTTAAATTACCTGGATTAATTCTAGCATCTTGCTGTGTGATATCCCAGATAGCTATTGTAGTAGCAGATGATTTAAGTTTCCCTGTATCATTAAGCAGAGAATGACCATAGTCTCTAGCAGCAGGAGGCCATCCTGGCCTACCTTCGTTATCAAAGTTTTTTCTAAAACTTGGAATCATTACTTCTCTAACAGCACGTTCTAATGGTTCGCGCATAGATCGTAAATCGACTCCAAGTTCCCGAGCGTCCCTTTTGGCTTCATCTAGAGTCTTGCCAAAGTCGAAATAAATCATTAGAATCTCATTTCAACACTAAACATTGGGTCAGATTCCAGTGGCTCAAAGCTAACGCCTCCCACAGAATAGACAGGGCCAATAGGTAATCCGTCATCATCTGTAAGAATCAAATCGCCAGCAAGCAAATTAATCAATAGATTATTTGCGTCTGTGATAATAGCAGTTCCATAATCGGAATTAAGGGAATCATCACCATACATTTCCTGGAACTTGCGGCCAACATAATTCATAGCAATGATGCTAAGAATTAGTCTAGGTGTCGTATCTGTGTCAATCCAAGTAGAAGTGTCAAACGCTTTAGAAACTCTTGCGAGTACCTGGGAAGCGACTTGACTATCTAAGGATTCATCCACAACTGCCGCCCAAGTTACCTTTTCTGTGTTAGTCCAGGCATCTACTAATGCAGTATTTAGATATGTCATAACTCCTACTTAGCTGGTGTCTTTGGCGCGTCAGTCGGGGTCTTATCCCCACTGCCGTTTGTGGTACCAGTCTGCGTCTTAGCCTGTGCCTCAGCAAGAGCCTTTTCTAATTCAGCGATTCTCGCGTCCTTAGAACTAATCTCTTCCTTAGTAACAGGAGCCTCACCCACAGCGCCTGCGTCACGCAAAGCTCGCAGAGCAGAACCAGGAATAGTACTAGGAATCTTATTGCCCTGCTTGACCTCAATGACTGTGCCGTCATCTAAGCCATGGCGAATATCCGTTAAAGCAATCTCACTCATTAGGCAATCGCATTCTTGATAAGGTAGCCAGTGATCGACTTACCGAAATCACCAGACGATGGATTAGTTTCCACACCAACGAACTTCAGATCGTAACGCCGAGTACAACGAATCAGATCAGACTTTCGTGGCTCTTCTCTCCAACGATCAACGTTCTGAGCCTTCGGGTAACCCCAAACAAACTCATACATGAAAGCAGGAGTACGCATACCAGCACGAGCCGGAACATAAGCTAACAGAACGTCCTTACCCCACAGGTAAGAAGTAGTCATGTTAAAGCCAGAACCAGCACCCACAGCCACGCCAGGAACAATGATCTTCGGAATACCGAGCAGCGAAGCAATTAACTCCGGAGTCAGAATCGCACGATCAGTGTACATAATGCGAGTCATGAGCTTAGGATGGTCCTGCAGAACGCTCATAACCTGGTAAGGAATAATAGCCAGATTCGGCTCTAACAGAGTCCGAGCATGCATCGCACGAAAAGCGGTACGAATAGCAGCGATCGGGTCAGAGTTAGCGTAATCACTCCACTGAGCAGTACCAGAAAGAGTAACTGTCAGGCCAGAAGCATAGTTAGAAGCATTCGTAACCATGTTCTTAATGATAAGTTCACGACCAAGAAGAATCTTGTTCGTGACAAGCTCTGTGGCATCCGCGTCTGGTGAGAGCGGGGAATCAGCATTCTGCCGCTCTTCATCAGTAACAGGAACCTGCAAAGCGTGCTCTGTCGCGTAGTACTGATCCTTGGAAACCTCAAGACCTTCAATCTCGTTTGCCACAGTGCCGGGAGCACGAACGTCAGAAGTCTCAGGAATCCAGCCCTCACGGCCAAACCACTTGTACTTATCTGTCTGCTTTTTAACTGTAACAGCCGGAGCTAAGTTCTCGCCAACGAACGCGTTGTTCTCATAAGCCAGCGAAATCTCAGTCAGGACTGCATCATCATGAACTCCACCGGAGCCATTAGGATTGTAAACCATTCTCTATTCCTTAGAGTGTAGCGCCCGGAGTGAGCAACATTTCAACAAGATCACCAGTGCTGCCAGATTCCAGAAGAACACCAGCAACAGGACCACCAGCTGTAGCCTGAACCACAAAAGCAGCAGAAACATTGTTGGTCATTCTGGCACCCTTAGTAGCATTGGCACCGAGCTTAACTCGTGCAATGCCAAGCATCCGAGCACGAAGAGCAACCTTGCCAGCATTACCAGTTAACTTGGAAGCGTCACAAGCCTCCATGCAAACCATAATAACGTCAGTAGCAGTAGCAACAACAGTTGCACGCTTCATGCTCTGAACAGCTGTATCAATTGCCACAGCTTCTCCCACAGCATACGCCGTGGTGCCATTAGCAGTAAAGCCCTTATCAAGGACAAAGTTAGGACCTGTGCCCATTATTACTCACCCATCCGATGATTGTCGTAGCTATCAGAATCCTCAGCCGCAGCAATAAGCGCCGCATCACGATACGAAAGCTTCTTCTCAGTCATTAACTCAGAAACGCGATCCGAGAACTTCTTGACATTGTCATTCTTGTTAGGATCCTTAACCGTAGGGTCGCTGAGCTTTACCACAGCAGAGCCATTGATAAAGTTATCCACAATCTTAGTAACAAGAGAGGTAGTGTTCGTATCAGCAGTTCTGAAAATCTCAGACAACGCAGTCTTCGTGTTAGGAGTAAAGGCAAGCTGCTTTGTAGTAGCTTTCTCAGAGAGCTTAGCAACGCTCTCCACAACCTTCATTTCCTTAAGAGCGACTGCCTGATCCTCAATCGCCTTGCCCTGAGTCTCAAGAACACTCAGCAATTTAGCGGTAACAGGATTCTCAGACAGCTTCTTAACATCTGCCTCAGACAGCTGAACTAAAAGATCGCCAACCTTCTGAGTCTTCGGCTGATCGCCACCCTCATTACCTGGAGCGGCAGGCTCATCATTCTGCTTTGGTGGGTTGTTAGGATCATCACCTGCGCCCTTGAGCTTAGCAATTAAGTCATCAAAGGTTGCGGTATCATCCAGACCAACTAACTTAAGCAATTCCTTGAACTGCTCATCAGTCATAGTCAATTTTCCTTCTGTTGCAGTGAATTTCTCACTTAGATTAAGCGGTAAAATATCCTTTAGGAATGGACGATTGGTGATACCGCCACCAAATAGCACGTCCTTAAAGGTCTCCCCAGACTTTGGGTCAGTCCACTCATCGTCGAATTCTGGAGAGAAGTAACGATAAGCTTTAGATTTGATCGCCTCCCATGCTTTCGCAGTCCACTCCACAAAAACCCAAAGACCATTCTGTCTCGGATCGGATTCATTCAATCGAGCTTCTGCTTTGGTGACCCAACCAGCAGCTTCTCCACCGAATTCCTTGTGGTCGTAATCAATATCTAAATCAGTTTGACGAACCTTGTTGTTAACATTGTCAGCAAACTTATTCACCCTCTCGGGTGTAATATCAATCTTACCATAAACAGGATGAGAATACTCACCCAAAGGCATAGCCTGAATCCAAGACTCAGCTTTACCATCGGTAACTGTGAACTTTTGGGCGGCAAGGTCAATCAGATAACTAATTTTCATTGTCATGACTGGCCTCCCCTATCTTTTCCAATACCGTTACCTCCTGTATTGACTGTCGGTAACGGCGTCTGCCTCGGTAGCCCTGGCGAATTTGTCGCCGGGTCTTCTTTTCCTGACCCATTGTCACCCTTCTGATTGGAACTTTGAGGGAGCTCTGTCTTAGTTCCTGGTGTTGCATTAGGCAATGTATTAGGTGCAGGAGTACCAGACTGTGGAGTCTTAACAACTCTTACAGTTGCAAGATCAACATCAGGCAAATCCATTACTTCTCTTACATAGGACTCTAATACATCATCAGGTCTAATAACACCAGCACCGATCATGTTCCTCAAAGCAAAACTAAACACTCTAAGATCAGCTTGTTCACCAATCTGTCGAACTGCTAGCTTTGGGTATTCCGTAATATTGTCAAAATTGTAATTGACAATCTCAGGAATCAGGTATAAATTAAAAGCATCACAAACTGTGGTAGCAATAAAGCGTGTAGCCTTGAGGAACATACTAGTATCCTCTTCCTTAGTGGCAGTCTTGCTACCAATAAAGGATGCCAACGCACTTTCACGAATCATTTCGTTGTGGTGCTCAATAGACTTAATGCAATCTACTGGATTTCCTTCGAGCTTTGCGAACATAATCTCCCAGTTAGGAGGAAGAACAATATGTGCTCGCTCATTAGCACGAAGATTTCTGCCTAAAGCATTAGCTTCAGAAACGTCCTTAACAGGATCAAAGTTTGGTGGCAGTTTAATTACTGGAACACCAATACCATGACGCTCTTTCTGGATTGCATCAATCTTATATAACTGGTCTTTGAAATACCAGTGTTTGTATGGATTACGAAGGATAGATGTTCCAAGGATATTGTTAGCCTCACGTCTAAACGTAATAACTAACAAGTCCCTAATCTTAACTTCATCTTCGCCTTTGGAATTATCAGCAAAGAACACAACAGACTTAGGTCCACCATGACTATCGTACTTAACTTCCTTGATATCCATTGGGTGTCTCGGTGCCAATTTCTTAAGCACCACCCATTCCTTGCCATTAATAGTCCGGATATCCCAGACCTTATGCCAAATCCAGACACCAAAATCTGTACTAAGCATAGACTCCTGTAAAACCTGAGTCCAACTAATAGTCATGTATTCAGTTAAGCAATTCCAAACGTGTTCAGCAATTCTTTCATGCTTACGTTCTTTCTTTGCTGGCTTAATAAACCAACGTCCAGCCATAACTGGTGTCTTAACAGCAAGTAAAACGCCACCAATAACACCATCGGACTTTCGCATTCTGTCATATTTCTCGAGTCCCTTAATTCCAATAAGGTCTCGATTATATTCATTGCGAGTCCAGCTACTATATGGGCTGGGTTCGGAACTTCCAATTTCAAAGGTTCGTGGTTTTTCTTTTAATTCAAAAGGGGCCGTCTCTTGGCCTACCACAGCACTTTGGGTCCGCAAATCTTCGCCAGACTTGCTCGGCTTATTTAAGTAAGCTTCATTTTCGGGGCTCTGCCCGAAATCCATTCCTACATTTGCTTCAGTGGCTGGGTAATTTGCGTCAGCTAGGCTAAACGGGTCGAAATCAGTACCCTTTTCTGTAACCAATACAAAGGGCCCATGCTCTTCTGTGCCTGGCACTACCTCAACGATATCGTATTTATCTACAACATCACCTAAAGTAGTTTCAGTCCAAGTTTGCGGGCTATGTGCATCAGCTGCCACAGCTGAGGTCACTAATTGCTTTGGTTTGTTCTGGCTGCTTTCGCTGATAGGCTCGGCAGCAATTAAGTTTTTCAAGAAGGCACTAAATTTGCCCATTAGAACTCCATATTGTTGCCAAAATAACCTTGACCGTCGCCAAGATCAGTATCCGAATAAGCACCTATAAATCCAGCAGCCTGCAATGCAGGATAATCTGCACCAGTCCCATCAATTGGGCCATTAATTAGCGCTAAAATCCCACTTTCTGTGGGTACACTATTAGCTGGGTTCCCAGGTAATGCATCAGCAGGCTTATTTTTGTTAAGTTCTGCAACATCAGCTAAGCTATAGATAGCTCCAAGCTTAAAGATGTGCATTAAACCATAACGTAAAGCATCTAAAGCGTGGTCATCTTGCTTTACACCAGCTTCAAGAACGTTTAAACCCTTTGTATTCTCAGGAGCTTTGTAGTTGTTGAACTCTTTAATGAGGTTAGTACAGGATGGATCAACAAATAAAGCAGGTACAGGTTCAGCAGGCGTTCCATACTCATCTTCATCTGTTTCTAAATCCCTCATTAAGAAGGATTTAACTAATTCGATGCCCTCAGTAATAGACCTCTTAGCCTCACCTAATGCAAAACAAGGCGCAAATTTTGAATTAACCTGTTCAACATTCTCTGGGCTAGCAGCATCGCCAAAAGTGCACTTAATGTGGTAACTTCTTGGCTGGTCACGATCCTTCATGATCTTAATATGCTGATCTACAGTCAGGAATTTCTTATAGTGCTCTCTCCAAACAAAGACTTCATCGTTTGGGGAAATCTGGAATTCCACAGCAGCGAATGGGTTTGTAAATCCCCAGTCAAATGCGATGTAGTTAGGCCAGTTTGGGTTGTAATTATGCTGTTTTACGTGCTTAGCAATGTCCCATTCACCATAAATCTTGCCCACAAAGCTAGAAAAGTCAGCCTCAATCTCCTGTAAGAAGGCTTCCTCACTCATAGACCTGCGCATTAACTTAATCTCAGGGTCATTCTTCCCACTATATGTGTGCGTATTCTCCCAGCTGGGGAAAATCCAACTCTCATATTCAGGGTTATTGACTCTGTCTCTGCCTAAAAGCCATTGGTCATAATACCAATTAAAGCCCTCAGGCGTTGTAGTAAAGTCCGCAAATCCTCTTTTGTCAGATAAGGCAGGTCTAAGGTAACGGTCCCAAGTTTCCTTAGTATGTTTTGCAGCCTCAGACAGGATCATTCCGTCTAATGCTTCACCAACAAGACTGTCTGGGTCTTTAGCAGAACGCACTTCCAAGATAGTATTACGACTCTTGAAATGGATATGCATATCGCCTTGCCGTTTCTGGTAAGACTTGTGCACATCTTGGCTTTCACCTAACTTACGATCTACAATTAAGTCTTTCCAGATAACCCGAAACTCTTTTTCAGCCAGGTCATAAGTAGGTCCAACAATCCAGTAGACTTTATCCTTTTGAAACAACTTTGGTTCAAGGTCTTTGGCACTCATCATTGATTTACCAAATCGTCTACCACAGTTAGCTAGCCTAAATCTAGCCTTGGAGTTATGATAAAGTCGCTGCGCAGGATGCGGGTCGTATTTAATTGTCTTAAAATAAGCTTCTTTAAAAAGTGCTTCTTTGGTTAAAGCTACCACAGCAAGTTCCTCCTAACCCTCATTAGCTGTTTTAGTCTTGTATTTTTAGTGTAGTGGGCAGGTGCGGGTACCGCACGTATTTAGTAGTAAGGAGGGACCACTAATTACTACACATTGGTATGTAATTACACATGGGCGTGTAACTGCCCACTACACTTTTTTGAGCCAGGCCCGCTCCGACTCAAATCTTTATTTACGCTACAATAAATGTAGAATAAAATGGGCCGGTTATGCCGCCTTCGGCGGCTACCACAGGAGTGGATAACTAGGTTAATCCGCGGTCCTGCAATTTTGTGTTGCTGTAATTGCCGGTTGCCTTAATTGCCAGCCAGCAATTCTTCTACTTGCTGCATAACATCGTCCATCAGGTTCATGGTGCCACTGTTTGTCTTGATTTCCTGACGAATTGTTGGCTTGCCCATGGTACGATCTAAAATTTGTGTGATAGCTCTTAATGCAGTGTTTGCATCTGGGTGTGTTTTAGCAATTTGAATTAATCTTTTAGCTGCGATAGGAGAGGCTTCCTTGAGGATCTTTTCTGTGTAGATAGTATCCTCGATTTGGAATAACTCTTTTTCTCTATTTAGCTGAGCTAATTCAACAGTAGGGAGCCAATCCTCTTCGGCCTCATCAAACTGTCTGCCCATGGGACTGCCCTCCTGTTCTGCGTTGCTGTGCTCTCTACGTGCGTGCGTGCGTATAGCACTAGGTTACCGTGTGCGCAACTGTAAGTCAACGATTGGTTGCCCTGTATTGTTGTAGGGATATGTAGGGATATGTATGGATATGGTTTCTGACTGAAAAATTAAAAAATTCTGGATCAGGATATTTTTCAAAAATTCTTGATTGAATTTTAAAAAATTCTGGATCGTGTTAGTTGAGGCCCTCTTTTTTGAGAACCATTTTCATTATAGCTATATTTTTCTCACCCCATTCTCAGACTCCCTTTATCTTACCTTTACCTTCCTCCTATGCTCTTCTCATGTTCTCTTAAGGTTGGTGCGGTAAGCTGAGTGCAACGAAGCAAGGGGGATAGGGCAAGGCAATAGGCGGCTCTCTCAACTAGCTCTCCGTTACGATACTTGAGAACTAAACAGTGTAGATATTCTGAGGGCACAAACACTTGTGCATAGTACCATGGTACAAGTACGCCCACAGAATTAGGTAGGGTGCATTAGTGCTACGGTTATTCTCCCACAATCACACCACACGATTAGGAGACTACAATGACCGAAACCATTACTGCCACTGAAAACATTACCACCGAAACCAACAAGGGAAAGCGTGGCCGCAAGGCTTACACGTTCCATGACTTGGTTTCCATGGAACCGAACGAGGTCGCGCACGCTTGGGCAGACTTCATGTCCCGTACGTTCAATCTCACGGCAGACCCTAAGTTGTTCCAACTGACTAACATGTCCAGTGTCCGCAACATGTTCCATGACTCCGATGAGTACAAAGCTGCTGAGGCCGCACGTCAGGCACGAATTGACGCGAACAAGGCTGTTCAGGTTGCGGCCAGTGTTGATTCACTGCTGGCCAAGCTCTCGCCCGAACAGCGCGCTGCTTTGGCCGCTGCTCTTTCCGCCTAACCCTAAACCATCAATAAGCCTACTGAATACCCGTAGTGCTAATACATTCTACCTAATAACATCACAACTAATTAGGATGCATAATGTACGAAACCGAACAACGCCTACAATTGGCGCCCGAACCTATCGGACCTAATCCGACCCCATCTAAGCGTCAGCTTAAAGATAGGTCCGGACGTACCTCGCGCAAGCGTTACGGTTGGCGCAACAGGAATAGTTCTATCTGTCCTGTTTACACAACCACCATCTAAACCACGAATAGAGAATCGGGGCCCCGGTTAATGGCTTACCACAGCCTGCAAATCTGGATTGGCCGCGATTTTCGCGCAATACTCGCAAAACACGTTTCGCAAATTAAGACAGGCACAACGCTAAGGGTTTGTAGCGGCTCCATTGTCGCTCAGTATAGCGTCCGACGGGCTCTGCCCTGCCCGGGCGACTCATCGTTATACACTGAGAGTGTATCACGCTTGTCAACACCTGAACAGGTGTTCGATTATCTCACATAGTGAGAAAAGATATAGTTGCGACACGCCGGAGTTTCCGAGTAGTGAGACAATCTGACACTATGTGGACAGGGTATATGCCCTAGTCAGAGGCACATTGTGGATAACTCCTGTGGATAAGGTGTCTCACATAGTGAGATATTTTGGCAAAATCTCACATCGTGAACGTAATTTTGCCCCCAACACACTGAGTACGCCCACCAACAGATTACCTACCTAGTGTGTGTATGACCTAGTCAGAGCCACTATTAGGGTACCCTAATGTCTACACGATCCCAAGATGCGAGACAATAGCCCTCTGACTAGGCTAAATACATACCTACTATACACTATATATATGCATATGTGTGTAGTATATAGGGTGTTGAAAATCTCACTATGTGGATAGTCACCCTGACTAATAATGTCTGACTAGGACTTACTCATATATGCCTATATCTCACATAGTGGACAATCGAACATACGTTTTGTCGACAATCCCACCCTGTGGCCCAACCTAACGCCACTAAAGCCGCCCCTTGAGACAAACGTCAACAAACAGAAGGAATAACCCTAAAACACAACCAAACCCAATCACACAACAACAATAACTCACATAATCACCGCAAGGACAACTCATGGACCAATTCTTGATCGCTCTGTTCTTCCAGCAGGCAAACACCTGCACCTATGAAGACGGTTCAAACCTCCAACCTGGGCAAATTTGCAAATGGGACAACTACAATACTTTCCCCACAGGCATTAACAACCAAGGTGAGTCCTACCTAGTTAAGCGCACAGGTACTACAGCCTACTACTACTACGTAAATGCAGATGGCACCCTCAAACGAGTTGAAGTCCAGAAACACCTCTGGTAATAAAAAGGTGGGAGCTGCGACAATGAAGAAGGAG